CGGAAACTGGAGCAGTAGTTGCGCTTTGTGTCGTTGCTACTAGTGTAGTAGTCGTCACGTTGCCAACAACAACAGTTGTTCCACCATCAAGGATTTCATCTGTTATCGCAGCGACAATTTGTGCGCCTGAACTAGACGTTCCAACCTCATAACCAATATCCCCCGTTCCAATAGTTGGAGCGGTAACACAGAAAATTTTAATGTCGGTAATGATGGTGTTAGCAGGTTGGGTAAACTCGCCAATTGCGGGGCTGTCACCCGCTGTGGTGTTTACAGTAACGCCCGTGGCAAAACCAACGTGCTTGACGTATTTGTCTGTAACAATACCTGTAGAGGCAACATCAAAAACATTCGTTTCTGCACCTGTAGTAGCATTGACGTTAATAACCTCAAAACCGTTCTCAGAACGGACGGGACCATTAAAAGTTGTATTAGCCATTTGGCTTTCCTCCTTACAAAGGTTTCGTTCTAGCGTCTTGTAAGAGTCTGCTGGGGCAGTCGCTAGAGCTATTCATCCCAGAAATAAGTTGGGGGAGAGTTTCCCCTCCCCCGTAGTCTTACGCGCCAGGTGATCCGAACACGCAACGTGGGTCAGAGTAACCGTAGCTGTAACGCTCACGGGCTTTGAACCGAACATTGCCTGTATCGAAATCGCCTTCCATCTTCGTGGACATCGGCATACGCTCAAAGTGGATAAATCCACGAGGAGCATCGGTTTTAATAAACCAAGCATCGGTATCCGTCAGATAGTGGTTAACGACATAACCCTGCGGAAGCATACCCATGTTCCGCGTAGCGTTAACATCGTTGTCGGCACTTCCCGGACGAAGGGTTGACTCAAGCAGCCTATCTGCAACGAATTGCAGAGCAGGCGGAACAATCAACTTTTCGCCACGAACCGATACCTTAAGTCCGCGCTCATCGACAAAGGCAGCAATGTCGATAAGAGCATTTTCAAGGCTGGTTTCGTTAAGGTCAGAAGCAGTGCTTGGCTCATTGCGAAGATCGTTATTATTCACAAGAGGGTGATCCGTTGCACAAAGCTCCTTGCCGTCACCACCAGTGAAGGTGCTGTCAAAAGCATTGTTGAGCGTAGCGGCACCTTTAACTTGTTTGGTGTTCGCCATGCTACGTGCCAAGGCTTTTGTGTAGCGAGATGCGAGGCGGTCATAAAGATTATCTTCAATTGCTTCTTCCGTAATGGAGAAAGCAAGAGCGATAGTCTCATGCGTATACCGTGCAGTATACGCTTCCTGTGCATCATCGAAAGAAACAGCCGAACCTTCACCCTTAACAGGTGCAGTTCCGAAACCGGAAAGCATGACTTCCTCTTCAAAGGCACGCTCTGAAGATTCAGTGTCATAAATTTCGGATGCTTCGTCGTCATACCTAGCATACTCAAGGCCGAAAAGGGCGTTGAGACCAGGCTCTAGCTCTTTCGCTAGTTGGGCTCTACTGATAGCCATTTTCTAATCCTCCTATACGCCAGTGGTTGACACAGTACCCGTAGCAATGGACCCATTGGGTGCATTGAACGAGTTTGCCAACCTAACGATTGCGCCAATACCAGCGGCTGAAAAATCAGCATTCTCTGGATCATCAACCCAACCCATAACGCGAAGCGCCAAAGAGTTAGTGGTTGCTAGCGTACTAATAGCTAGACGACCCAGTGAGACACCAGTGGCATCGGTTCCGGTGATACCCGTGGATAGATTCGCATTCAAGAAGACACTTGCACGTGCATTTGCCTTACTTGTCCACGAAGCATCCGTTGCAATAACATAGAGTTGCGACGGGTCATCGTTGATAAAAGCCTTTACTGGGTGGTTACTATCCGCTCCAGATCCAGGCCAGTAGTTACTCCAAATTGTTTTTCCAGTGGTACTGGAGACATACTCACATCCCTGAAAAACACCCAGATGACTGACCGTACCACCGGCTGCATTAGCCGTGTGATCAATATACCCTGAAGCAAGAGGAATAACCAATTGCCCATGGTAGATTTTGTCGCTGTTATCTGAGGCGATTTCATAAGGAGTATACCCAGTAAGTCCAGTGGAATTGGCACCACCGCCCAATTTACTAATCGGACGAAGACCAAAGCTTCCATTAGAATTAGCCATGTTTATCTCCTAGTCCTCTTCTTGAGGACCTCCAAAAGTTACACGAGTCTGCCTGTCAGGTTTACTGATAGGCATTGCTGGATGTTGTTCGCGAGCTAAGTCGTTATCAACAGCAGTCATTTGATTGTGAGTCATGCTACGATAATAATCATTGCGTTCTTCAACAATCTCAACTGGAACCCTGGCTAAAAGAAGACCACCGACACCAATTACACCAGCATGTTTACCATCCTCGACGGTCGGGATATCAAAGTCTGGGTATTCTTCACCACGTACCAGTTCCCATCCCTCTCGAGATCGTGCTGCTACGTTTTTACGGTCATCAAAACCCATAACTTCTGCCCGTATCCACCGATGTCTGTAGCCTTCCGGTGCAGGCGGTGCGTCCAACATGGACGGTGG